CTCGGGCTCAGACCAAAATCCATAGAGTGCCGTTGAGCATGTCTCAAGACTCTCGGTTTTCTTTCTGACTATGGTATTTTCTACCTGTTCGTTTCGGGCAAGTCGATTGGTATCAGCCTCACCCATCCTTGAAATGAGAGGGTATAGCCCGTCAGGATCGGTAAATCCCTTCGACGGATCTATGACGGGATTCCTTGGTAGTTGATATGGCTTTAGCCCAACATCATCTTTAGCCTCTTTCAACTGATTCAGAACTTCTCTCTTTTTTGACTCAACAATCTGTGCCGCCAACCTACGGTTTGTTTCAGCATCGACAAACGGAAATCCTGTTTGGATGATGTTAGGTACAGGTATTGACACCGTGTTGATGCCGCCGAGCGTACCGAACACCACAGGCTCCTGTGCGTTGAGTCCGTCCCTGAAGAATCCAACGACCCAAGTGCCTTGGAGAATACCCGTAGGTGACCATCCCTTTCCCGACATCGATGCGCTGTTGGTGGGCATCACGACATGACTCCATGGCAAATCCTCGGTGGGTATCTCGGATTTGTCATCAGTATGCCAGCCAAGAACACGAACACGAACACGCCCGATCTTCAAAGGGTCGTAGATATCCTCAACAACCCCCTGCCACCACACGAAGCCGTTTTTGCCGAGATAATCGGGACGAATAGGTTCGTGATTGTGCATCAGTTCTCCATGACAAGTTCGGGGTTCTTGAAGTCGGCGATTGCTTCAGGGAATGAATCACGGGAAAGAGTCATGGTCATAATGTGTTCCCTGTCCGTAACCGTGTGCTTCACGGTCGTGACCAGATACTTGCCACGCATGTAGTCATCCTCATACTTGTCAGCCTTCTTGGTAGACTCGGGTGCAGGAATCCTGAGTTCGATGACCTGACCGACCTTCACATTTGTGTCCCCATAACACTCCACTATGATGTTCACGGAGTTGATCTGATTGAGCAGAGACTGCCTCAATAACACCGTCTCCTCGGGCTCATTGTTCGACACGATGCCGTTCATGGTGTATGTCGTGTTCGGGTAGTACTTGATGCTCGACTCCACAGCCTTGGTGTAGTCGGTCTTCTCGGCAGGTATGAGTGGGTGCTTTTCAACATGAAGACCCTGCTTGTAAAAAGACTCGTCGTAGTTGAAGTGAACCGTTTTCCATGACTTGGTGACCATGTCATGGGCGAGTATTGCCGAGGAAAACATACCCAAACTCTGCTGCTTGACCTTGTCGGAGATGTCCTCCACGGTCATGGCGATGATGTTCCGAAGTTCAGATTCGATCATCCTCTCGCCCGATTGACTTCTGAATCCCTGCACATAGTCCGTGTAGGTGAACTTCGGGGACTGCTGCTTCAGCCGTGAGATCGGTATGAAGTGGTGACCATCGGAGTTCTCGTAGAAGACATAGTCGCAGAGGGATGTGTCGTACTTGGAGCGAGCCTTGTGCGCCAACCAGTTGATCGTGTACAAGGGAGACCAATAGGGTATGACATACGAGCGGGTGTCGTAAGTCTCCTCGACAGTCCGCAGCGGGATCCTGTCATCGTCGTTAGCCTCCTTGACCGCACCGATCACGGCACCGAGTGCTGCGGTGGGAGCGGCGACAATCGGACCCGCAATACCTGCGATCATGCCTCCCGCCACGGCACCTTGCAGCGCAGCCTTGAGGATTCCGCTGTTCTCCTCGTCGGTCCTTGCGAGATACTCAAGGAAGATGTTCTCGACCATCTTGGAGACAGGCATCCGAGTGAACGACTTGGACACCTTCTTCTGCATACTCCTGAAAGCATGGTCAGACATAAATTCGATCCTGACCATCTGCGTGAAGGGCTGCGCCGTGGCGACCTTGACCGAGATCTTGTAAGTTCGGAAAACCAACTTGACCAACGGCGACCCCTTGTACGGGGTCTTGTACTTCACGGTCAGCGTCTCGGCACCGATGATCGGGAAGTGCTTGATGATGTTCATGCTGTCGATCAGCGTGATACTTCCCGACATGCAGTTGGAGAAAATGTCCTCGTAGATGGTGAAGTTTTGAAAAATCCCTTTGAGGCTGATGTTGAATCCCGTGTAGGACCGAAGAGTGATCTCATCGATCACCACATCGCCAGGTACCATCATCGTCTCGTCATTGATCTCAGGCATGGTTTCCTCAGAACAGACTGCGGAAGTCTCTCAAGACCAAGTCGATGTACTCGGGACGCATGACCTTGATCGTGCGCTTCGCATCGTTGATCCTCTCCTCGTTCTCTATGTTGGTCACGATTGTGGCGTTACCGAGGTCCTCTCCCACCTCGTTATCCCCCATCGGGAAGACCTCGGACCTGCCTAGCGCATACTTTTCGATGATCGGCGTAGGGTTGCCCTTGGCACGGAACCAAGGGGATATCTCCTCCTGCGAGGAGTTCTCAAACCGCTGCAAGGCATACCTGTTGTCATCGGTGATCCTAACGAGCGGAACGGTGATCGTCTTGCCCGTGGAGTTGACCGTGGTGATGTCCCTCGTCAAGGCGGTCCTGTCCGAGATCACGCTCGTATGCCTAGCCGCCTCCCCCACAAGCCTGAACGAGCCGCTGACGGAATCCACCACGACCTTGTACAGGTTGGGGTCCCATGAAATCACTTCGGCGGTCGCCACCACCGACCCCAAGACATCCTTCTGTTGGATCAGGTCTCCCTTTGCGAAGTGGGGGACACGCCTGTCGAGGGGAAGTTCCTTGTCATAGTCCCAAAGACCAACAGGGTCGATGAAGAGTGCCTTGCCCGAGTAGGAAGCCTCCATGTGCTTCTCCATCTCGTTGATGCTCATCGGCCAAGAGAAGAATGGATCGTGGATCTCGTTGAAGAGAAGAATGAGCCAATGGTAGTCGGCTCTGCCATAGATCCTGTATGCGAGGGTCTCGGGCTTCTCCTCGTCCTCGACCGTGTACTCAAGTGCCGCCGAGGCGGCTTCACGGAGAGCGTCGATGATCTTGCCACGGACGAGTATGTCCTTGACGATGGTCCTGCCGCCTTCGTCATTCGGATAAGCCACGCTCGGGATGAAATCGAAGTATCCCATGCTTTACCTCATGCACTCGGAACGGTGCCGACATCGATGCCGAACCTATCACGGGTCAGGATCTCAAGTTCGCTGAAGGTGAGATCCAACTTCATCTTGGTCGGGGATGCTCCGAAATCGTCCGACTCAAATGTGGAGAACACGGTTTCCTCGCCGTAGGAGACCTTGATGTCCTTCAGCGCACACTTGAAGATGTAGGGCATGTATGCGTTGTTCTTGCCGTCGCCCTGTAGGAAGTAAATCTGAAACTCTGCGGGGTAGTCGAGGAACCTTCCCTCGCCCTCGGACCTCTTGGGGTGAGCGAAGAACTTGAGGATGTTCACGATCTCATGGCAGTTGAGCATCTCCGCACGGCTCTTCGGGAGGAAGGTGTATGCGAATGAGAACTCACGCCTCTTCACCTCCTTGAAGATGTGCAGGTTCATGGGATTGATGACCTGCCTCTGCTGCGCCGAAAAGAACTTCCCGAGAGTTCCTGCTTCGATACCGACCTTGCTGCCGAGATCGTCAAGGACCTTGAGATTGGTCATTGCGATTTTCTTTCCTATGTCCTTAGCCACCTCGGCGTTGCCTTGAGCCAAAGCCTTGGGCAACTTGAGGATGTCCATGCCGCTCATGTTGGCATCCTCGTACTCAAATCCATACCCGAACGACATGTTCGTTGGCATGTACAGGTAGATCCTGTGCATGACGGGGGCTGTGCCACCCGCAAGACCCGTCTGTTCCTCTGTGTAGGAGTCCCTTCCCAAGCCCTGTCCTTGTAGGTTGCCTCCGACGAAGGCATCCGAAAGCAAACCCACGAAGGCTCCCGCAGCAGCCGCTGCACCTTGGATACCCGCACCCACGATGTCCCCGATGTCGGCTGCCGACTGTCCATTTTGGGCGTTCTGCTGCGAGGCTCCCACCGCTCGGGCGGCACTCTCGCCAAGACGCTTGAATGTCTCACGCTTAGTGGCGAGATATGCGGGATTGTTGTCCCATATCTCAATGCACATAGCGTTCATGTGGTCGGGAGTGCTGAGGATCTCAAGAGGGTACTTGTAGTGCTTCCTGTCTCGGACATCCTTGCCACGCTCGTAGAGCCGACGCTCAAACGCAGACCTCGACTTATTGAGGAGCATGCCCTCAATAGCACGAATGTCCCCAAATGTCCCCACGCTGCTGTATTCGTTTGCCATCGTGATCGTATTTAGCGAGTGCCGCTACATAAGGAAACGGAGGGATCTGCCATAGCCACGGGCAAGTCTTACAAGGGAAAATTCAAGCCAAAGCAGCCGCAGAAGTACAAGGGGGATGCCAACATGTGCTTCTACCGCTCTCTATGGGAGCGCAGGTTTATGACATTCTGCGACGAGAACGACTCCGTGGTCGAGTGGTCATCCGAGGAAGTGATCGTGCCCTACATCTCCCCGCTAGACGGCAGGAGACACAGGTACTTCGTGGACTTTTGGGTTCGGATCAGGAAGCCCGATGGAACCGTGGAGGAGTCCCTGATTGAAGTGAAGCCCAAGAAGCAGACGATGAAGCCCGAGCAACCCACCACCAAGAGGGTGTCCAAGAGCAAGATCACGGAGATCAGGAATTGGATGATCAACTCGGCGAAGTGGTCTGCGGCTAAGGACTACTGCGAGGACAGGGGTTGGAGTTTCCGCATCCTGACTGAGGAAAACATCTTCGGAAAGGCAAAGGCATGACCAAGAAAGCGGCAGCAAAGGTGGTGCGGGACTTCGGTCGCTCGGGACTGAGCCTCAAGGACCCGAAGGCGACGAAATGGCTTGCCACCAACCTCTCCAAGATCAAGACGGGGATGCGGCAGTCCTCGTTCATCGACTCGTCAAAGACGATCACCAAGAGGAACCAACTCTCGCCTGGGAGGATGGTCTTCTACGCATACGACCCCAAGACCCAAGACGAACTCCCGTTTTGGGATGCGTTCCCCGTGGTCATCATCCTCCACCCGAAGCCCAAGGGATTTCTAGGTCTCAACCTTCACTACATCCCGCCGAGCGTTCGGGCTACCTTCCTCAACAACCTCATCAAGTTGGTGGATGACCCGAATTGGGCTGTCTACAACAACTACAAGGCACTCATCAGGGTCACCTACCCGATACTGAAGGCGACCAAGAAACTCAAGCCCTACCGCCCCTGCATCAAGCGTTACCTCTACAGCCACATCGTCAGCGACATCGCCTTCATCTCGTCTGCCGAGTGGAAGACGGTTCCGTTCTTCCCCATGGATGACTTCCAAGGAGCGACTCGGGAACAGGTGTGGAAGTTAGCCAAATAGATACTCCTATGGCACTCGACTTCCGCACAGACTTCCTTTCGTCACGGGCAAGGTTCCTAGAGGGATCCAAGGACAGCCCTGCGCCGTCCTTCATGGACTATGCCTACGGTCGGCTGCGGGAAACGGGTTGGATGTCAGCCAACCGATGGCTTGTGATGATCTTCCCCAACGAGCGTGTTCGCTCGGCACTCGGGATGGAGTTCGTCCCCGATGTAGCCCGACTCGCAACCACCTGCAAGTCGATGACCATCAACGACAAGAGTTGGTACACCAGCGAGGAGAACTACATCACGGCGGGGTCCAACCGAATGTTCCCCTACAAGAAGAACACCAACAACAGTTCGGGAATGCTGTTTCAGTTCAACTGCGGCTCCGACCTGTTTGAGAAGGAGTTCTTCGACGGTTGGTACTCGTACCCGCAGAACCCCGTCACCAAGCAATGGCGGTTCTACGATGACTACGCCAAGGAGAGCGAGGTGTACATCATGCTCCTCCCCAAGCATGTCAGGAACTTCGACATGGCTATGGAGGCGATGTATCAGGGGAAGATCACGGGGGTGCGCCTGACCGAGGTGTACCCGTACAGGGTGAACATCAACGGAGGTTCGCTCAACTACGGAACGGGCACCGAGCCGATGACCATCGATGTCGGACTGATGTACCACGACATGGTCCCCCTCAAGGAAATCAACCTCACCTACACCAACACCCTGCCCACCATCACGGACACGGGCTTCCCCGTCATCGACAACAGTTCCAACGAGAAGATCCTGCGGCAGAGCCAATTCAACCTCAACAAGGCGGTCAATGGCTTCATCGTCGGTGGAATGCGGGAACGGGCGAACTTCGACCAACTTCAGAGGAAGCAGCGTTCCATACTTGAGGCTTACTCTCGGCAGTTGGAGGAGTACAAGAACGAAAACTTCCCGAGGGCAGTCGATGGCAGGGTGGTTTACCAAACCCCACGCCAAGGCGGATTGGACCTCGGCTTGACCCTGCTCTCGCAGACCCAAGGGTTCTTCGGAGCGGGCTTCTTCGGATGACCATCTACACCATAGGAGATTGACAGCATGTCCCTCAGCGGAATCCTCGCATCAGTACCCAAGCATCAGACCATCCTCCCTCTCAGCGGGAAGAAGGTCGAATATCGACCGTTCATCGTCAAGGAGGAGAAGATCCTCCTCATGGCGGCGGAAACCAAGAACGAGAAGAGCATCTACAGCGCAATCAGGGAGGTCGTACTCTCATGCACGGGAGGCAAGGTCGATGTGACCAAGATCCCCCTCCTAGACATGGAATACCTGTTCCTCCAACTCCGCAGTCAGTCTGTCGGCGAGACCACCAAGCCGACGATCAAGTGCGAGAAGTGTGGCGGGGGCAACGAGTGCGAGATCAACATCAAGGAACTGACCCCTCAGTCGAATCCCAACCACAGGAAGGTCATCCCGCTCGTCGCCGACATCAGCATCGTGATGCGGTATCCCACCCTTGAGGACATCGATGCCCTCGGCGAGGGCTCGGATGTGGACAGGACCTTCGCCCTGCTGACCAAGTGCATCGACAAGATCAACCAAGGGGAGACCGTCTACAACTGCTCGGAGATGCAGGAGACGGATGTCCGTGAGTTCATCGATCAGATGACGCAGGACCAGTTCAGGAAACTGTTCGACTTCCTCGACACGATGCCCAAAATCGAGAAGTCTTTGGCTTTCGACTGCACGATTTGCAAGCACCACAACGAGCATATGCTCAAGGGGATCGCAAGTTTTTTCTCATAGCCTCCTCCCACGACAGCCTTCTGAACATGCTATCGGTCAACTTCGCCATGATGCAGAACTTCAACTACACGCTGACCGATCTTGAGGGCATGATGCCGTGGGAACGGAGGGTCTACATCGACCTCCTCATGGAACACTTGAGGAATGAGAAGGAAAAGATGGAGTCGCTGAAGCATCAGCAGCACTAGCAAGGAACGATCATGGCGGGAGAATCAACCAACAATCCGATGGGATCGGGAGGCAATCCTGGCAGACCTCCTCTGAACGATCAGGGGATGGGTCAGCCGAACCCTGCACCTCCACCTCCCGCTAGTGCGATCCCCGATCCGAGCGACATCACTCAGGCTTTCGATCAGTTTGTTGACAAGAACAACGAACTGAACAAGACCATCGAAAAACTGAATGCCTCCCTTGCCGAGACCCTGAAGAAGGAGCAGGAGACCCGCACCAAGTTGGCAGAGGCTGCTATTCGACAGCAGCGTCTGTATGTGAAGCAGGAGAACGAGCGGAAGAAGATAGAGGAGGAGTACAAGAAGTACCGCAAGGAAGACGGGACTTGGTACGAGAACACCAAGAAGATCAAGGAGGAGTACGACAAGAAACTCTCCGAGGGTCTGTCTGGCGTAAGTGCCGAGTTGAAGGCTGCGGAAGAAGAGGTCATGCAGCATGCCTCCTCGCTTGAGGAGAGCAAGAAAATCCTTGAGTCGGAATCGAAGCAGCGCAGCGACAGCATCGCCGAGATGAAGGCGATGAGCGAGAAGATCAGCGATTACAATTTTGGGGTTGGTCTTGATCTTGAAGCGGCGTTGGACAGGTCAATTTTCGCCTTGGATCAGATAGGCGTTACCGTCGCCGAGATGCAGCAGAGGGTCTCCGAGGAAACGGGCAAACTCGTTGAGGATGGTCTCAACAAATTGATGCAGGAGGAGAACGCCGCCGCCGAGGCTCTCAAGAAGGCGAACTACGAGGAGGCTCTGAAGAAGGAGAAGCAAGCCTTCGACAAGCGGATGGAGAACGAACGCCTCGCCGCAAGTCAGATGGCAGAGAACAGGAAGAAGGCGGCAGAGTATGCGCAGGAGTACGCCGATCAGCAGAAGAAGGAGGCTGAAGGCGATGTCCTCGCATCGAAGTTCATCTCGCAAGGGGGCATCGTCGGTCTGTCCGAGATCAAGGAGCAGATCGATGCCATCACCGAAGCCGAGATGAAGCGATACTCGTTGGAGAACCCCGACGCTACCCCCGATGCCATCGAAGCCCACAAGGAGCAGTTCCTTGAGTCCAAGAAGTCAGCCATCGTTCAACAGATGATGGTGAAGCAGGAGCGGGAACTCAACGAGATCCGCAAGAAGCAGGTCGAAACCATAATGAAGGAGAAGGGGGTCTCCCTCGCCGCCGCCACATCGATGGTGAAGTCGAGGGGCGACAGCCAAGAGATCAGGGACGCACAGAAGCGTCACAAGGAGACCATCGACCGATTCAAGTCCCTTGAGAAAACTGAACTCGTCGCCATCAGCCACATGAAGCAGGAGAGCGTCAAGGCTGCGGAGCGTGAAGCCGAGGCTGCGAACGACACTCCCGCATGGGCGCAGAAGATGATCGATGAGTACATCAAGTCGAGCGAGTCGATGAAGGAACTCCTCGGCGACATCTTCAAGAAGGAGGACGGTTGGTTCAAGACGATTCTCATCCTCCTCGCCGTCGTGATCGGCGGCACCATCGGGTACATCTACAACTACATCAAGATGGTTTGGAGTGCCCTGACCTTCATCACCAAGTACATCCCCGTGGTCGGGAAGATGTTTGCGGGTATCGGCTCGGGTGTCGGCGGCTTCATGGGCAAACTCGGATCGGGGTTCCTGTTCCTTGAGAAGGGTCTCATGGCGATGTCGAAGGCGATCCCGTTCGTGGGGAGGCTGCTCGGCTTCTTCCCGAGGATCCTCGGTGCCATGCGGTTCGGCTTCGGTCTTGTGTCCAAGATCTTCTTCCCGCTCCAAATCCTGATTTCCCTCATCGACGGCGTGATCGGCGCATTCAAGGGCTTCAAGCAGATGGGACTCAAGGGTGCCATCATGGGAGCCGTCGCACAGATCATCAGCGGTCTCACATTCGGTCTCCTCAACTTCCAAACGATATTTGACTTCTTCAACAAGACGATGGGTGGTCTGTTTGAGACCTTTGCGACCTTCGCAAAGCAGTCCTACAACATGATGATCAAGCCCTTCGTGGATGCCTTCAAGAACATCGTCGGCATCTTCCAAGGAGGAGGAAGCCTCGTATCGAAGGTGCTGAAGTCGGTGGTCGAGATGTTCTTGGCATACGCCAAGTTCCTCGTCGGTCGGTTGGTTCAGACCTTCATAATGATCCCCATCATGCTCATCAAGGCGGCTTTCTACTTGGTGAAGTTCTTCGTCTACGACCTGCCGAAGATGTTGGCAGACGCAGTCATGTGGGTATGGGATTGGATCACTAGCGGAGTATGGATAGACGATCTCTTGGACTTCGGCACTTGGCTGCACGGCAAGTTGGTCGGGTTCTTCACCGACATCATCAACTCCATCGCCGATGCCTTGGGAGAACTCCCCATCATCGGAAGTTCGATCAAGGCTGCGTTGGGTGGCGGTACACCCGAGACACCCCCCGAGGTCGAGAAAGCCAAGGACATATTTGAGTCTCCGCAGCGGAGTTCCGTGGCGATCCTCCCGCAGAGTATGCCCTCGGCGGCGGTTCCCTTGGCACCAGGATCGTTTACGACTGTCCCCATCGGCGGTCAGGGTGGAGGAGTTCAGTTCGCCGCCATGTCGATGCCGCAGTCGTATCCCGTGGGAAGCCTCAACACGGCTGCAAATCAGACCTCCATGGCGCAGTTCCAAGCAAACAGGCAGGATTCTTCCATGATCAATGCACCCACAACGAACCTCATCGGAGGCGGTGGAGGCGGCGGATCGGCGGTACTCATGTCGAGGATGAGCAGGAACAACGACCCGACATACCGTGCCTTGCTGTTCGCCGAGGCACCTGCCCTATGACCGTATTGTAAAAAAACAACCGACTCGGTTGCTGTTGCCCGTCCATCCTTGGATTGGAACAACCGAGTCGGTTAGGCGACCACACGGTCGCTTTTCGTTGTAGGAAGACGGTCGGGAGCAGAGGTTGCTCGGAGGAGTTTCCTTTCAAACGGTTCCGCTAGGCAGAACCATCGGATTCCACTCCCGACCGTCAGAGGATCACATAATCCTCCTACCGCAAGAAGACCCCCAAGTCTTCTCAGTCTTCCTCTTCCGTCAACTTCTTGAAGTACGAGAAAGTTGCGGACTCATCGTCATCGTCATCCACCTTGCTCGCCTTAGCGGGAGCCTTGGTGGGGGAGGGCTTCGCCGCCGACGAATCAGCAGCCTTCATCTTGCTGCGGAAGTCATCGGGCTCGGCAGACTCCGCTCGGGTCGCTGCACCCTCGGGACCGCCCTTGAGGACGGTGGTCAAGCGCACCGAGATGTCCTCGTAGGACTTGAACTGATCGGGAGCGACGAACGGAAGGAGGGCATGCTGCGACTTCCACAGGACCTCAAGTCGCTTGTCATCGCCGTCCAACAGTTGGCTCTGCGGCTGAAACGCCGACTTCTCGTAGGAGACATAGCCGCTCTCACGGTGTGCCTTCAACTTGAAGTTGGCACCGCTCCAATAGTCGAAGGGGTTGAACTTCGGCTCGTCGGGTGCCGTGGGGTTCATCGCCTCCTGCAACTTGTCGAAGATCTTCTTGCCGAACTTGAACAGGAAGACCTTGCCCTCGTTCGACGGATCGGCAGGATCGCTGATGACGAGGATGTTGGAGATGTACGACATCTTGCGCTTACGATCACGGGCGATCTGCTTGTTCGCTTCGATGCCGCTGCCCCAGAGTTCGTTGTTCGCCTCGCAGACGGGGCACTTCCTGCCGATGGTGGTCGGGCAGTTTTCGATGAGCCATCCGCCCTTGCCTTGGAAGCCGTGGCTGAACAGGCGAACCCACGGCACATCCTCTCCCTCGACTGCGGGAAGGAATCGGATGACTGCGTAGCCGTTGTCGCTCTTGTCCCTCGTCAGCGTCCAAAACCGATCATCGTCGTAGGACTGCTTGCTGCTGAGTTTCTGAATCTCAGCCGAGAGGCGGTCGATGGAACCCTGTGCGCCCTTCTTGAGGGCAGAAAATCCTGACATGTCGTGTCTCCTTGTGTTTCGTATGCGAAGTGTGCGGACTGTACCGTCTTGCTCTGTCTAGTCAAGGGGGAGTCGAGTTTTGCGACCGCCCTTGATCATGTTGCGCTCCTCAAACTCTGCCTTGAGCCGCTCCCGAAGAGGCTTGGTGACCAACTTGGACACCGACTCGGGTTCGATCTCGTATTTCTCGCAGATCTCAAGGATTGCATCGATCAGGGATGAATCCTTGCGCTTTCGGCAGATCTCCTCGACCTCCCTTGAGAAGGTCTCCTCCACTTTGAGTATCGACCCCATCAAGGGACTCCTTCGTCGGAATTTTCATCGATTGACTCAATCGGCATGGTGTCTATGGTCTCGACCCAACGCAGCATGCCACGCTCAAACTCCTCGGAGGTGAGGAGTATGGCGACCTGCTCCCCCCTATCCGTCATAAACCGAATGCAATGGAGTTTTTGGGGGACATCGTCATCGGTGTCCTCCGTATCCTCGGACTTGCCGAAAAGTCTAGCCAGCCATTTCATGCTGTGCGTCCTCCCATGCCTTGCCCACGACCTCTTGGAGTTGGTCGAAGTCGTTGGTGTTCCAATAGTCCTTGATGACGCTTGCGAGACCGTTTCGGTGATGTGCCCGCTGCTCAACGAACTCTTGGACCGACCCATCGTCGCATGCGATCAGGATCACCAACTGATCGATCTTCTGACCCGACCTCTCCTGCCACATGTAGGAATAGGCGGCGGCTTGGTGGAAGTAGTTCCCGATCCATTCCTTACGCTTGGTCTTCCCCGAAGTCTTGAAGTCGATGATCGAAGGCACACCGTCGTAGTCGCCGATGCAGTCGGTCCTACCCGCAAGCAGGAGATCGTCCGACCAAAGAGGAGTTTCGATGGCGTAGATCTTGCTGATCCTCTCAAGGTGAGGCAGCAACGGATCGAAATGCAGCCTCTGCTCGTCGGTGGTGGGCAACTCCTTGTTGACGAGGTAGTTCTCCACGACCGTGTGAAGCCTGTTCCCCCTCTCCAATGCGGCTTGAGAGGTGGCGGCGTTGTCGGGGTTCTCCCGCCACTTCTTCCACTTCTCGGCATCCCTGTGGTTGATCACCGTGGTCACCGAGGGGAACCACCGCTTGCTGTCGGGAGATTGGTAGTACCTACCCCCGCCTCCGATTTCAATCGATACGAGTCGCTTGGTTTGTGTTTGTTCTTGCATCAGTAATCCCTCATTCGACTGCGAGGGTGTGCAGACTTGATTTTGCTGATGACTTCTTTGAAACCGCTGTCGGGTCGGCGAACGCCCAAACGGACAGGGTCAATCAAAACAGGGGCAGAGGAGATGAACTGCGAGACTTTCCCCTCACCGCACTTGGGGCACGGTTTCTTGCACGGCTTTGCCCGATCCTTGATGAGATGGAACTCCTCAAAGGTGTGTTCGCACTTGTCGCAGCGGTAGTCGTAGTTTGGCATTGTGTAGATCTCACTTGAAGGATTACAGTTGCCCGTAGATCCTGAACACCCACCACTTGCGCTTGATCCAATCGATGATCGAACTCTTGCGAGGGACCTGCACTTCCTCCTCACGCACGGGCGTGGGCTCGGGCGTGGGTGCGGGTGCGCACACGGGCGTGGGCGTGGGCGTGGGCTCGGGCGTGGGCTCGGGCGTGGGCTCGGGCGTGGGCTCGGGCGTGGGCTCGGGCGTGGGTGCAGGGACAGCCTCCAAGTTCTTTTGAACCTTGTTCGGACGCTTACCCGCTGCCTTGGATCGTGCCTTCTTGCTCATCATCCTCTCCCATTTCCCGACTGCCATCGACCGTGTCCGATCTGCTCGACATTCGCTTCCTTCACCCAGTAGGTCTCAGGACCCCAAGTCGAACTGTAAACCGTGACGAGGTACTGCTTGCCGTAGTTCGGGTGGGTTTCCACCCTACGCACGACCGCCGTCTTGCCCTCTTCCTTCAACCAAACCTTCTGCCGCTGTGCGTTGGTGTCCTTGTCGTTATCCATTACGATGTCCATCTCCGAGCCTCGTATGTAGGCTACATATCGATGGAGAACCCAAACATCATGCCAATGACAATGACCATTCCCGAGGTACTCAGGCGAATCATGCGAGAGGCTAAGAGCAAGGAAGACACCGTGAGGTTGCTCCGAGAGAACTCAAGCCATTCCCTCAAGCAGGTCCTCTACTACGCATTCCTCGACAAGGGCAAGTGGTACCGAAAGGATCTCCCGAAGTACACCCCCGAGTCGGCTCCTGACGGTCTCACCCACACGAACCTGTTCCAAGAGAGCAAGCGGCTCTACATCTTCAAGGAGGTCTACAAGTTGCCCTCCGAGAGGAAAGACCAACTGCTGATTCAGATCTTGGAGTCCGTCCACTCGTCGGAAGCCGAGGTCATCAAGGAACTCTTCGACGGAACCTTCGGTCGTGCCTACAGCCTCGACAAGAAGGTCGTGCTTGAGGCATTCCCTGATCTCAGCAATACGGTTCTGTCTTCGTGACGAACCTACCGTAGTCGGCGAGGAACCAAGAATCGATTACATCGGACAGGGGACTGCCGCAGTTCTCTATTCCCATCACGCTCGCCAAATCGACCTTCGTCTTCTCCTTGAACGCTGCGATCATGGCGCACTTGTCGGCGTTTCCCTTGCCCGTCGCATACTTCTTGAGGGCGGTGGGGGATACGAGAGTGAACGGCAACCCGTTGGACCACAACTTGTGCTTGAGTACCCCTGCGTTTTCCCCGATGTGGAACACCCTTCCTTTGGCACCCATGGCGTAGTCCTCAAGGAATATGTGATCGGCACCGAGGCAGAGGGGAAGTGCCCATGATGACAGCGCATGAAACCTGCCTTCAGGGCTCTTGTATTCAGGTAGCCGATCACCTTGCCAAGCAAACCCCGTCACCCCGCCCTTGACCTCCGACTTCTTGGTAGGACTGACATAGTGACATAAAGTCTCAAACCCCCCGCCGAACATCATGGTCACGGCAGGACAGGTCATGCTGTAGTCGATTCCAACGATCTTCACGCCGTATCTATTGACGGTGTCGCAAAGGATAAGGTAATCTACCCCAATGAACATGGAAACAATCAAGCAGATGGTCGAGAGCGATCTCAAGATCGACGGAACGGAACTCGGCGACGAGTCGATCCGCATCCCCATGCTGCACGGGAAGTTCCTCAACATCTTCCACGACGAGAGCCTCGTCCTCCGAAAGTTGAACTCGGACTACTCCGTCCTCAAGAAGCAGAAGTGGGAGTGGTACAGCGGCAAAGCCGACGAGGATCAACTCAAGTCGCTTGGTTGGGAGCCGTTTGCGACCCGCATCTTGAGGCAGGACCTAGAACTCTACATGGAGGCTGACCCCGACTTGATCAGGCTCGGCTCCAAGATCGACTTGCAGAAGGCGAAGGTGGAGTACTTGGACAGCGTCATCAAGGGGATCAATAACCGACAATGGGTCATTCGCAACGCCATTGAGTGGCGAAAGTTTATGAGCGGGGTCTCATAAGTACCGATGTCCGATATGCCGTCGATTGAAGTCCGTAGTATGAACTCGGCGCACCTCCGCATCCTGACGGAGAACTCTGTCGCATACGAGTTACAGGACTTCTTTACCTTCGATGTACCTGGTGCGAAGTTCTCACCCGCCTTCAAGCGCAGGGTATGGGATGGCAAGATTCGCCTGTTCAACGCCCACTCAGGTCTTCTACCTGCGGGGCTGATGGACTACCTCGCCACATTCTGCAAGGACCGTGGGTATGAGATGCGGGTCGATTCAGCCGTGGCGCAACCCGAGATCAGGTACGACTGCGACAAGGTCAAGGGGATGGTCGAGGCTCTGAAGCCCACCTCGGGTGGTCAGGTGCTTTCCCCCCACGACCATCAGGTCGAGGCTATCTGCCATGCGATGAACCAATCCCGCTGCGTCCTGCTGTCCCCGACCGCATCGGGGAAGAGCCTCATCATCTACAGCCTGTGCAGATACTACCAACAGGCTATCCCTCCCTCCAAGAAGATCCTCATCGTGGTTCCGACGATCTCGCTCGTCGCACAGATGTACGCCGATTTCAAGGACTACTCCTCCGAGGTGAAGTGGGATGCCGACGCAAACTGCCACCGCATCGTGGGCGGCGAGGCGAAACTGACCGACAAGCAAATCGTGATCTCGACATGGCAGTCGATCTACAAGTTGCCCCGATCATGGTTCGACAACTTTGAAGTGGTGATCGGGGACGAGGCGCACCTGTTCAAGGCACAGAGCCTGACCTCCATCATGTCGAAACTGACGGAGTGCCCGTACCGCATCGCCCTCACGGGAACCCTTGACGGCTCAAAGATCCACAAACTCGCCATCGAAGGTCTGTTCGGTCCCGTACACAGGGTGGTGACCACCAAGGAACTGATGGACCGTAACCTCCTCACTAGCCTGAGGATTGAGTGCATCATGCTGCGGTATCCCGAGGAGATCCGTGGCAGCGTCTGTGGTCTCGACTACCAACATGAGATCGAATGGCTCGTCGGGTGTGAGAAGAGAAATGACTTCATCTCCCACCTCGCCGCAGCAACGAAAGGCAACACGCTCGTCCTCTTCAACTTCGTGGAGAAGCACGGGAAGCCCCTGTACGAGAACATCAAGCGTTGTGCCTCGGGAAGGAATGTCTACTTCGTGGCGGGTGAGACGGAACTTGAGGAGCGTGAGGGGATCAGAGGCATCGTTGAAAAGGAAGAGAACGCAATCATCGTGGCTTCGTATGGAACCTTTTCCACGGGCATCAACATCCGCAGCCTCAGGAATGTGATCTTCGCATCCCCGAGCAAGTCGAGGATCCGTGTCCTACAGAGCATCGGTCGGCAGTTGCGCAAGAGCCAAGGCAAGCACATCGCCAAGTTGTACGACATCGCCGACGATCTCCACAAGGGTGAGGTCCTCAACTACAGCCTCAGGCACTTCCTCAAGCGTCTCAAGATCTACGAGTCGGAACAGTTCATGTACAAGTTGGTGAAGATGCCGTTGGACATGAGGATCAAGAGACCCGAGGGAACCATATGACTCAAATCTACCCAATCAGGATGGTGCGGCTGATGACAGGGGAAACCCTGATCGCAGGTATCGGGAAGAGCGGCAAGAACTCCTACATCCTTGAGAAGCCCATGGTCATGGCATTGGTAACCATGCAACAGCAATCGGATTCGATGCCTGTGCAGGAGGTCAATGTGATGCTCAAGAATTGGATCGACTTTGCAGCCGAGGACTACATCGTCGTGAGGAAGGACATCGTCATGTGCGTCGTTCGACCCATCCAAGGGATCGTGTCCGACTACACCCAAGCCCGAATCAACTCGGACATCATCGATGACATGGGTTCGGGTTCGGGAACCGTGGATGCCCTGAAGGACAGCATCGATCCTGATGAGGACACGGACACCATGGAACCCAAGGACGAGATGCCTGACGATGGTGAGGGAAGGAACGGATATGACGAGTTCCCAGGTTGGGGTGGTGATCCAAAGTTGTGATTTTTTGAATCAAAATTTTTGGAATCGCCTAAATCTCATTGAGTCTCAGTTGATACTCCTTTAGAACCCTCTGGAAGAGAACAAGAAGAATCTAGTTGAATGAGTTCAATGATGTCTGGGTCTTGAGACTGAAGAGTTACATCTGGAGAAGAGTCTCAAGAAACACTTATCAAGATGGTAAAACAGTTACCAGAGACTAGGTACCTAGTAAAACTAGTAGGGGAAAAGATAGCAAACGAAGGGTGCAAACCGTATCCTTCTTTTTCTCTTTTATCACCTTATGGTTTGCTCATCCCGAGGCGATAACTACTTCACGCTAGGTGGAGTACTCAAGGATGAGCGACAAGCCGAAGAAGGCTCAGAACCATTACATAGACAACGGACGGTTCCTCAAAGAACTGTCTGCCTACCGCAAGGTCGCTCTCAAGGCGAAGAAGCGAGGAGATAAGCCGCCTGGAGTCAACGACTACATCGGGCAATGTTTCCTCGACATCGCCAACAACCTAGCGAAGAAGCCCAACTTCGCCAACTACACCTATCGGGAGGAGATGATCTGCGATTCCGTCGAGAACTGCGTCATGTACGCAGCCAACTTCGATCCCAAGAAGAGCAGCAACCCCTTCGCCTTCTTCACGCAGATTATCTACTACGCCTTCCTCCGTCGCATCCAACGGGAGAAGAAGCAGATGTATGTGAAGATGCGGGTCTTTGAGCAGAACGATCCCACGGGAAGGTTCCGTAATTGGATGGAGGAGAAGGCAAAGGACTATGCCGAGGGCGATACCAATCCCTTCAGCGACTTCCTTCCTCCTGAGACTAACGCCGAGGCTCTCAAGCCGAAGAAGAGCCGTGGGCAGAGAAGGCAGAAGAGCAAGCCCCGCTTGGACGATGTCATGGAAGACAAATGATCGCAGTCATCAACGATACCCATTTCGGGGCTCGGAACGACAGTCCCATCTTCCTAGATCACGCCCTCGGCTTCTTTGAGGATGTGTTCTTCCCGTACATCGAACGGCATGGGATCAGGCAGATCGTCCACCTCGGGGACTTCCTCGACAAGCGGAAGTTCGTGAACTTCTACACCTTGGGTCAGGTGCGGTCACGGTTCCTCGACAGGCTGCGGGACATGGATGTTCAGATGGACATCACCCTCGGCAACCATGATGTGTTCTACAAGAACACCAACCGACTCAACTCCGTGGTGGAACTGTTCAACCTGTACCCCAACATCGTCATCCATGAGAGCCCGACGATGCTGTATCTCGACACCCTTCCCGTGGGCATCATCCCATGGGTCACCAAGGACAACGCAGAGTCCTGCCTGAATTTCATACAGAACGCTCCCGTGGGGATCCTCATGGGGCACTTTGAGATCAGCGGCTACGAGGTCCTCCGTGGTGTGGAGTGCCATGAGGGCATGGACCCGAGGGCACTCGCCCGATTCCAAGCGGTCTACAGCGGTCACTTCCATTGCCGCCACAGCAAGGGCAACATCCACTACCTCGGTACGCAGTATCAGATGACATTCGGCGACCTCGGAGAACGCAAGGGGTTCCATGTGTTCGACCCTGACACGCAGGTCATGGAATTCGTGGAGAACCCGAAGTCGATGTTCCATCAGATCGAATACGATGACTCGCAGAACGACTACGGTATCTTCAACTGCAAGCCATACGCCAACACCTTCGTCCGCATGGTCGTGAACGCCAAGAAGCGACCGATCATGTTCGACAACCTCCTCGACAGGCTCAACGAGGCACCTGTCCACTCGGTGACGGTCGTGGACCAAACCGACAGGAAGCAGGAGGAGGTCGAGAAGTCGGCGGTTGACATGAGCAAGGACACCCTCACCCTCATATGCGACGAGATCGACGGCATGCAGGGAGTGATGGACCCCGTCCGACTGAAGACCCTGATCAGGGAGATCTACGCCGAGTCCGTGCAGGTCTAAATACACCCATGCAGACATTCGGCGAGTTCGTGCGGGAGTGGTCAACGGCAGTCGCCCGTGGGGGCGGGGGTCATGTGACCGCCACCCTCGACCTCCGCACAGGCAAGCCCGAGACAGCCAAGAAGCCGTCCTACAGGGATGCGAGGAACCTCTCCCCCTCTAGGAAGCAGATAGCCAAGGAACGACAGAAGACACCCTATTGGAGCGCAGGTGGAATCACCTGACCGAACTACAGCATGAACATCAGTCTCTTCCGCCTCACCTCGGGTGAGGAAATCATCGCCGAGTGCGACATCACCCACATCGTGTACAACAACCGCAACATCAGGTCCTACGAGATCAAGAACCCCATCATCATGCTCCCGATGGGGCAGGGCGAGATCGGTCTTGCGCCGTGGATCCCGTACTGTGACACGAAGAGCCTGATGATCCCCGAGACCTCCGTCCTGTTCACGGCTACGCCGCAGAAGAACCTGCGTGACCAATACGCCAGCGCAGTCTCGGGCATCGTGATCCCGAACCCGTCGTTGGGTCAGAATCTCCGACTGATCTCGGAATGATCAAGCCATCCTGCTGAAGTTCCCACGCTTCACGAACTGCACCGTCCTGTCGAACTTGTCCTGAAGGATCTCCTTCGGCTTGTGGCTGATGACGAATGTGTTCGTGTCCTTGTCGAGCCCACCGACGATGTCTAGGAAGGCATCCGTGCCCTGATCGTCAAGGCTTCCGTCGAGGATCTCGTCAAGGATCAGGAGGTTCGTGGTGATGCTGTTCTTCATCGCTGCGATCCTCCTCCAAGCGAACAGGAGTGCGAGGTCGATCTTCTTCTTCTCGCCCTCGCTGAACGATGCGTAGGTGAATTCGTCTCGGTGCCTCGACTTGATGGTCTCGTTGAACTCCTCGTCAAGGTGGAACGCAACGAAGAAGTTCATCTTGGTGAGGTACTTGTTGATCGTGTCGTTGATGACGGGGATGTAGTTCTTGATGATGCGGCTCTTGATCCCGCTGTCCTTCAAGAGGGTCGCCGCCAACGACAGGTAGTGCTGCTCCTCCACCAACTCACGCTTGCCGTCGAGTGCCTCCTCTTCGGAGACCAAGGCATCCGACAGGTCCTTCTCCACGGTGCTTTCCACGGTGGGCTTCCTGCCGATGCTGCCGATCTGACGCTAGACCGCAGAGATCTCGTTGTTCTTCCGCATGATCTCCGTGTTCAGCACACGCACACGGGAGAGGACTTCCGAGATCTCCTCAAGACGCTCCTCCGTGGAGGCGATGTGTCCCTCGACCTCGGAGAGAGCCTTCGTCATCTCGTCGGTCCTAGACCTCGCCTTGGCTACGGCTGAACCCTTGAACTCTTGGTCGATCTTCTGTGTGCAGGTGGGGCAGGTGTCGTTCGATTCGTAGAATGCGATCTCCTTGCCCAAATTGGAGACACGCTTGGTCAACTGCGAGTGGATCTCCCTGAACCTGTTCCTTGTGTTCCTCGCCGCATCCTCGTCCTTGATGGAGTCCATGAGTTGCGACATCTCCTTGGAGCATTCAGCCGACTGCTCCCTCAGGATGCGGATCTCCTCGTTCGCCTTGGCTACCTGCTCCGCTTCCCAAGCATCGTCATGTTCCTGACGCTTCTTCTCCTCCTCGACCATCCTCCTGAGCAGGGACACACGCTCACGGGACACCGAGACGGCTGACTCCGTATGCTGCAACTCCTCCTTGTTGGTGCTGATCCGCTCCTTGAGTTGGGTGTTCATAGTGGAGAACACGCCGATGTCGAGGATCGACTCCACCACGGACCTCCGCTCGGCTGCGGGTAGGCGCATGAACGGGATGTAGTTGGCTGACCCGAGGATTACGACCTGACAGAAGGACTTGTAGTTCATGCCGAGGATCGTGTCCTCAAGCATCCTCTGATAGTCCCTCGCCTTGGAGTCTTGGTCGATCAACTTGCCCTCCGACCATATCTCAAAGACCTTCGGGGACTGTCCACGGATGACCTTGTAGTCCTTGGATCCGTCCGTGAAGTGGATCTCCACCACGCAATCCTTCTCGTTGACCGAGGAGACCAACTGCGGGAGGTTGACGGAGCGGTAGGGCTTGTTGAAAAGAACGAAGCAGAGAGCGTCCAACAAAGTGGACTTCCCTGCTCCGTTTTCACCGAGGACCAAGGTGGTCTCGGTCTTGTCCAACTGCATTTCGCTGTAGATGTTCCCCGTGGAGAGGAAGTTCTTCCAGCGTATCTTCTTGAACTTGATCACGATTTATCCATCACGAAGGGTGTGCAGTCACTTGTTCCAAGGCAACTTGGACGAAATCCACTTCCAAAGCGGTGCGCCGATCAGCGCACCCGCAATGAACATGACCACGCTCCACCATACGGTTCCGAGAATGTGTTCCATGAAGGGTACTCCTTTCCTTCTCTATTTAGGGAGTCACTTCCCGACCTGACGCATGAGGATGGTTGAGAAGTGCATGACTTCTTCGACCGACTTTCCCTCGCATTCATTGGAGTAGATGATTTCCGAGAGAACACGCTCTTTCTCCGTGTCCCTGATCGCCTTGTCATATGCCTTCTTGCTCACCCTGTGTTCGTTCTCGTCGTGGAGAAAGGTGATGTCCTTGAGGCTCATCAGGTCCTCAAGGGACGCTGTGGTGTTCTCCCTGCGTGTAAGTTCCTCGTAGTCGAGGATTTGCTTCGTGAACGCCTCAGCCATTGTCCCCAACGAGCGCAGCATCTCGGTCGGGTTGTCCCCGTAGAGTTCCACGGAGTTCTCGGTGACCCCTGTGGGCTGTCCCTTATCGTCGTAGTAGACTTCGTGGACCCCGTAGAAGGTATGGTGCCTGTCCCCAACCTTCATGCTCTTGCGAACGACCCTGTAGTTCCACATGGTGCCTCCCATGTGGTATCTATTTTTTGGTCAGAAACGGGCGATCTCTTGGTTCTCTTCACGCAGGATGACTACCTTGCCGTCGAATAGGGCTCGGACATTCACAAGGTGCTGTCCCAACAAGGCGTTGAAGGACCTCGCAGCCGACAGGATGTTCGCCCGAACAGCCTTGGTCTTCTTGCAGGAGCATCCATTCGGATTGGTGTAGTTCTTCATCATGGACACGAATGTCCCGACTGCTCCGTGGTCAACTGGAGTTGCACCGCCACGGGACATGATGTGGTTGAACAACTCTTCGATGCTGTTGAAGATGATCTCGTTCTCAGCCGACATCCCTATCTCCCATTTCTGTAAGAAACTTGTCCGAGGCACGGAACAGGTTGTAGACCAACTGTGACATGAAGAACATGATCGGCATCATCATGTACTCCCGAGTGACGAGGGCTGCGATGATGGAGAGCCAAATCCCCACGCAGTACCTACAGGTGAGGAGGCTCATCAGGAAGCCCCCGTGGTTCAACTGCATGTACAGGGAATACGACATCTGCCAATTGCGGTTCTGCTGTTCCTTCTCGTAGTCCACCACATGCGTGATGAAGTTGAGGCTCGGCAGTTTCTTCAGGTACTGATATACCGCATTGGTGTCGAAACCAATGTAGAGGATCAGAGCGATCCAAAAGACGCAGTTGATCACCGTCATCATAAAGAAGACCTCCATCCTCTTATTTAGCCTGTCGCCGTGAGGTCAACGATCTCGCACTTGTCGCCCGAGCATGCGAAGGTCTGATTGCCAACCGTGTTGTCTTCCTTCTCGTAGGAGGAGAGGGTCAGCCAATCGACGCTCTTCGGCATCTTGCCAAGCAACGCCTCGTACTCCTCCTTGGTGCAGTCCTGATATGGTGCCTGTCGGTACGAGTGGTCGGAGAACGGGAGGAACGAGATGCCGCTGATCTCATCGAAGTGCTTGTAGACGAAGGCACCGACATCCATCCACTCGCTCTCCTTGACGGTGACCGTGATGGAGGGCTTGTGTTCGCACCAATGACGCTGATAGGTCAGCCAAAGGTTGAGGTGTTCGATGGCTGTCATGTCCTTGCGGAACACGGCATCCTCGGGCGACTTCATGGGGAAGGAGAAGACCGTGGTATGCTCGGGCTTCATCACATCGGCTTCATGGGGGAAACCGAGTTCCTTCATCATCACGCACAGGGGGTCCTTGTTGTCCGCTCGGACGGTGCGGATGTAGTACGGCGCATGGCGGGGGTGGATTCCCGATGCTGCGTCGGTCAACTGCGAGACGGTCCCCGATGGCTTGATGCAGGTGATCGCAGCCGAGGGATTGATCCCGATGGTGCGGGACCACTCAAGATTCGTCTCGTAGGCGATCTTCCTGAGTTCTTCCTGACGCTGCATCAGGGTGTCCGTGTCGTAGTCGTAGAGCATCGGATTGTCGAGAATGCCCGTAAGGCTCACCCCCAGAAGACGCTCTTCATCGCAGTTCCTGCGCCACTCCGACGAGATGTATTGGAAGTTCACCAAGGTGGACTGCATGGTCCCGAGGATCGTGGCGAGGCGGGTCTTCCTGCGAAGGTCCTCCATATCGTCCGACTCCCTCACGATGATCTCGCTGAGGTTGCAGAACTCACGGTCACGGAGGATGATCTCCGAGCATGGATTCGTGCCGAACTCATGCTGCGGGTTTCGTCGGTCTCCCAACTTGGCTACGGTCTTCTGCGCCGCTTGGCGGTTGAAGACACCACGCTCACCCGACTTCGACTTGTAGAGGCTGACCCACTCCTCCATGAAGGTGCCGATCTCGGGCTTCTCCTTGTACGCAACGCTGTTGTTCGCAAGTGCCCGTTGGGGATTGGCTTCCCACCATGCACCGCTCTTCGCATCACGCATGCGCTCATCGGTGAGGTTGGAGAGGCTGATCAGGGCAGAGCGACGAACGCCGCCCACGACCACGATCTCGGCAGTCTTGCACACGATGTCGTGGCACTCAAGCGAGGTCAACTTGCGTCCCGCCGCCTTCTTGAAGGTCTCCACCGTGAACTGAAACAGGTCGTTCAGCGGACGAGGACCGCTTGCCCTGCCGCCGAAGGTCTTGAGACGGGCACCCGCAGGACGGACCTTGGAGAGGTCCCACTTCGGCACCTGACCGACGAGGAGGAGGCTGATCAACTCACGGAAAGCCTTTGCCCAACCCTGCTTGCTGTCGGCGACCACGATGGTGGTGTCCGTGTCGGAGAACTCCTCGGCGATTGTGGGCAACTTGTCCACGAACTGACGCTCGACGGAGAAGCCCACACCCGTGCCGCACATGAGGACATAGAGGATCTCATCGAATGCACGGACACGGTTGATGTGGGCGTAGGAGCAGTTGTATCCTGCGATGTTGTCACGGCGCAGGGCTTCACCTGCCGTCATCAGGCAGCGCATCGACGGCATGACCTCAAGGTTCAAGACCGCCTGTCGGAGTTCCTCTCGGATCTCCTGCGGCAAGGCGTACTTGTGGTACTCCATCAGGTGTCCGTCGAAGAAGTCGAAGTACCTATCGACGGTCTCCTCCCATGTTTCCCTCCTGCCCTTCTCGGGCAACCACCTGCTGTAACGGCTGAGGTGGATGAACTGCTGATAGAGTGTGGGGAGACCGACGAAATCGCTCATTGAACTGCTCTCCTGAGATGTGGTGTATGTAGGGATATCGACCTCAACCGACCCTTCGGTAAGCCGTGAAGCGGTAAAATCGAGCCAACAATCAGATGCAGCAGGTGCAGAAGGTTTTGTAGCGGTCGGGATATGACTGCACTCCACCGCCATTCATGGGATACGGTACGCAGTCCTCTTCATAGTTCATGTTGTATGGAAAATCGCTCGTCGCACACAGTTGGCAGAAGCCGTCATTTGGATTGACTGCACCTGCAATCAACGCACAGCCTAGATCGACGGGGACGATCAATTGCTGCGAATTCGAATCGCTGTTGCATCCCATGAATCCGAGGATCATGGCTGAGTGCGTAGATCCATGGACCCTGTCGTGGGTCACCTCATCAAGCACAGCCCTAAAGCCCTTCCATCCAAGTGTCGCTGTGCATCCCGTGTCCATGAGGATGTTTGCGCTACCTGCGATATAGAGGTGCTTCCACTTGTTTTGTGGGCTTGCTGCGATGTAGGCGGCACGATCCCACAGGAACACCTGCGGCTCTTCAAACACCTTGTAATCAACAGGAACTCCAAAAGTATCAAGGTAAAAATCATTTACAAACACTTGAATTGTGTTGGAGAAAGCATCAAGTTGGATCGGAACATTCGACACCCCGTCCACCGTTCCCGAGGGATCGGTGTTCAGCAGGGTGTTCAATCGGGTTCTAACGGCACCAAATGTCGTAGGATAGGAAGTCAACAAATCTTGTTCGGAAGACCCATAAGAACGCCATACTGCGTCGTACACCGCCCAAACCATGCTGTAGAGAGAGCATGTCGGCAGTCCAATCAGCGAAGAGCCAAGATTGACTTGTGCATGTGGGTTGAAGCATGAGAATGAGAAGTATCCCGACCCCGATAGATAGTGTCCCGTGATGTCGTTCTCTTGCACGGCGTAGCAACTCGACCCGTAGCAGACGCTCGGATAGCAGGTCGGATCGTCTCCTTCCGTGGGTGAAGCGGTAGCCTCGACGGCACCCCACAGGTTGTTCGCAAGCACCGAGTCGGGAAGAGGGAACACTCGGGAGAGCGATCCTTCCATCTGACTGAGACCGCTTGCTCCTGGATTGTCGATGATGCTCGGGATGAAGCATCCTTGGCTACTAGAATCGGGAGCAAGGAAGCCTGTGTAGTTGTACTTGTTCCTTCCCGAGAAGATCATCGTCCTATCGGGGATGCTGAAGGTGTTGATCCTAGTGCAGAGTCTTGTGTACCCGAAAGATGTCAGTCCTGGTGCTTGGGAAGGAGTGCTG